GCATTTAAATTTGATGGTGCAATCAAAATGGCTGTTGGTGATTATCTTGGAGAACATGATGAGGACGACATCGAAGAGGAAGAGGAAGATGAACTGCTTGACCAATTTAACGATGACGGCGAATTTGACTACGACGAGTATTAATACACATGTGGTATAGCAAGGTAACAAACAATCTTGGCAACATTCCTGGCTTTATTACACATTTTGAAGCTGAACTGGAAGTTGCTAAAAGTGAGTGCCGTGTCGGCGGCCTCATTGAAAAAAACATCAAAGCATTACCAGGTATCACTGAGCATCGTTTCAATCAACTACAAGAGATTGAAGCGGTGCTTAACTTCCTAAACATAAAACTTAGACAAATAAGACGCAAGCACTTTCAAAAGTATCTAGAAGGATATGCCAGAGCTTTGACAAGTAGAGATGCTGAAAAGTATGTTGATGGTGAAGATGAAGTTATTGACTTTGAAACACTAATCAACGAAGTTGCATTGCTGCGTAACAAGTATTTAGGCATCATGAAAGGCCTAGACACCAAGCAGTGGCAAATGGGTCACATTGTGCGTCTACGCACAGCAGGCATGGAAGACGTTCAGGTATAATTTCTACTTGCTCTTTATAAACGGCATACATAATAGTAAGCAATTGTAAGGGTAATAATCAATGAGTTCATTTGGCAGTCCACACGAAAAGCATGAACACAGTTTTAAAAATGTACTGAGTTACATGTATGAATATGATGATTTTATGGACAGTGTTGGACGGGTAATTGATCTTGGCTGCGATGCTGAAGCAAACGACATGCTGTGGTGGGCAAATGCTACTACACGAGACGAAACACAAACTCCACTAGGAATTAAATGTGTTGGTGTTAACACATTTAAAAAACTCAATGTTAAACATGATAGCATATCATATCAAAATCATGACATTGAATCTCTAAACCGTGTTAAAAAAGCATTTGATATAGTATGGTGCTATGATCGGTTGCAGTACTTGTTAAATCCATACCAAGCACTGTCAAATTGGTGGCACATTGCAGATAACAATGCCATGCTGGTATTGGCAGTACCACAAACTGTTAACACAGAATATCACATTCAAGAATACAACCTGTCGTTGGGTCACAAATATCATTACACAATGCCACAGTTAATCTATATGCTGGCTGTTAGTGGATGGGATTGTCGCAGCGGATTCTTCAAGAAAACACTTGGAGATCCGTGGCTGTATGCAATTGTTTACAAGAGCGATGTTGAGCCAATGGATCCGAAAGAAACCAACATCTATAAACTGGTTGAAGAAACTGAATTATTGCCTCAATGTGCAGTTGATGGCATTCACAAGTATGGAAAGCTAAGACAACGTGATCTGGTGCTTCCGTGGTTGGACAAAAGCCTTATGGTCATGGAGCAGCACTAATGGGAATTAAAGCAGGCAAAATTTGGGGTAACACTGAACTTATTCATGCAAATGGCGTAGTTGAGTTTCATCGTATTGAATTCAAAGCAGGTTTTAAATGTTCAGAACATGAACACCAGTACAAGTGGAACGGCTTTTTTGTCGAGTCTGGCAAGATAATTGTGCGTGTGTGGCAAACAGCAGATCAAAAAGGCCTAGTCGACGAAACTGTTCTTGAAGCAGGTGACTTTACACAAGTAAAGCCTGGATTAATACATCAATTTGAAGGTGTTGAAGATGGTGTAGCATTTGAACTGTATTGGGCTGAATTCAGTCACAACGATATTGTACGCAGAACAGTTGGAACCAAAACAAAATGAAAACCAATGTGTTTTTGAAAATTGACAGAATGGATATGCATGCAGTACATTGCTTGCGATTCTGGTTGGAAACATTCAAAGACTATCCCACTTGGATACTGTGTGATAGAACTGAAGAAGACGGCAGTCGACCTAGAATACTGGACACTTGTTTTGTTGACTATCCACAGACAAAGTTTGTTGCTAGCGACAGAAGTCTAGTAAGTTATCTTGCTGAACTCAAGCCTCGCAAACGCAATATGGCAACTGCTAACCTAACAGGTTTTGAACTCAGCCGTGGCAACAGTGATTGTTTTTGGATGATTGATGCAGACGACACACAGTTCCTAACACATCGTTGGGATGTACTCAATGAAAAATTGAACAACGCTGAAAACTATTTGGCAGAACACAGTCTTGATGGATTCAGTTTAGATTTTTACAGCACACACAATGCCGGATGGACATTTGGAGTAGCACTGTTTCGCAGTGATTTGGCCTGGACTGAGCTAACACAAGTCAAAGGTTCAGAAATGCGCGACTTTATGTTTCCACGCAACATTGATGCAGCGTTTCACTGTATGAGAGAGCGCGGCGCTTGGAAACTTGAGAGCTTTGTATTCTCCGGCATGAGCTTTCAGCATGTTTACAACAACTATCCAGACATGGTTAATGGAGTGTACTACTGGAACAAAGGCAAACTTTGGGATATTCCACTACCAGAAAGAATTGTCAGTATCTAAATGGGAGAAAACATGAGTAAAACCGTAAAAGAAAGAATGGCGGAACTTTGCCAACCAATTGATCAACAAATTATGATGTGCGATGATCGTGAAGATGTTCTAATGATGGCATGTGCAATGCTTATGAAAGTTAAAACAATTTTGGATGCACAAATAGGCATCGAAGGCCGCAAAAGTCTAATAGCAGATTCTAACAATGACTAATACAGTATGCTAAACGTTATAGTACAAGCAGGCGGCCGCGGTAGTAGACTGCGTCACCACACATGGAACAAGCCCAAATGCTTGGTCAGTGTGCATGGTAAGCCGTTGCTGTATCATTTGTTTGACAAGTTTCCAGATGCACGTTTTATTATCATTGGCGATTACTTGTATGAGCAGTTGCAAAACTATTTAGAAGTTGATCCTCCTGCAGCAAAATATGAATTGATATACACTGATCAAAAAGGAACTTGCTCGGGCATTGATATGGCACTGGCTATGATACCTGCTGATGAACCAGTATTGCTCACTTGGAGCGATTTGATTATTAACGACCTTGCTGAGTTTCCAGAACACACAAACAAGCCTATAGTATACTTAACTGATGCATTTACCTGTCGCTGGAGCATGCAACCTGATGGACTGGCAGAAGTTCCTAGCGAGACTAACGGTGTCCCAGGAATATTTTATTTTGCTGAACGTCAACAGTTTCCAACACCTCCGCACAGTGGAGAGTTTGTCAAATGGTTTAGTCAAAATGTCACTGACTTTAACACAGTGCCAGCAAACGCACTGGAAGAACTAGGCGACTTTGGCACCATTGAGGATAACAACAGCAAGTTGGGCTTTTGTAGATTCTTTAACAAAGTTGACATTCGCGAATCAGTTGTGGTCAAGGAAGCAATTGATCTAGATTATGCACATCTAATTGCACAAGAAATTGCTTGGTACAAGGCCGCCGAAGATTTAGGATTTGGTCGTATACCTGTGGTAAACAAACATGCTGAACAACTTACCATGAGTCGGATACAAGGCAATCATGTGTGGGATATTGAAAATTTAACCGAACGTGAGCAGCGCAGTATACTCTCAGACATCATTTACACACTGCAAGACTTGCATGATAGAGGTCGTGAAAGCAGTGTTGACAGTGAAGTACGCAATGTTTATATCAATAAAACACAAACCAGAGTAAACAGTGTCAGCAGAATTATTCCTGGGTTTGACAGAGAAAGTTTCACTGTTAATGGCGTAAAGTGTATCAACTATTTTCACAGCAAATATTTTTATATTTGGGATGAAATCAATAAAGCACTACAGCCCACATGGTTTACTCCTATACACGGCGATCCCACATTTTCAAATACCATAATTGATCACAATCTCAAAGCATGGTTTATTGATCCAAGAGGATACTTTGACAAGCCTGGCATATACGGCGATCCTGTTTATGATTTTGCCAAGGTATACTACAGTGCAGTTGGCGGCTACGACAGTTTTAATAGACGAAAGTTTAAACTGCACATTGACAACGACACATGTGAAATTATCATGGCTCCACCAGCAACAGCCAATGTAGCACAACAGGTATTTGAAGAATTGCTACCAGAACAAATGGCCAGCATTGAATTGCTACACGGATTGATTTGGCTGGCACTTAGCGGTTATGCCAAAGATGACATTGACAGTGTTATTGGCAGTTTTTATTATGGGCTATACTGGTTGAACAGAGGAATTAAGAGAATAAAATGATACCCTTTGAACTCAGTGATAACTTGAACCATACTTGGTTCATTGACATGGACGGCACAGTGGTTGAAGTAAGCTATCCTCCCTATGACAACGATAAACTGCTGCCTGGCGTTGTAGAACTTTGGGCAAACATTCCTGACAATGATGTTATTGTTATTACCACAGCCAGAGCAAAAGAATTCAAAGAAAAAACACTAAAGATACTAGACGATAACAATCTACGCTATGATCACACACTGTTTGATTTAGCACACGGTGAGCGTATTGTGGTAAATGATAATAAAGAACACGGACTACAGTGTGCTATTGCATGGAACGTGAAACGCAACGGAGGATATCCACAGTGACTGAAATGACTGCAACAAAACAAGCAAAGCTGGAACGCATCTTTGCACTAGAAGATGAAATTGCCTATGCAAAAAGTCAATTACTTCCACAAGATACAGGACATATTAGCACAGCAATTGGTTGGTTAGGCCATCGTGTGCGTGAATTAAAGGATAATCTAGATGCCTGATAACAGAAGAACTAATACCCAGCCAGGAAACTTTATTCCTGGAGTCAAATTTAAAGATGTTGAATATACCATTGTGCTGGTCACCGGCGGGTTTGATCCACTACACAGTGGCCACATTGAATATTTCAAAGCCGCTTCCAGCTATGGTAATATACTGCTAGTAGGTGTTAATTCGGACGCCTGGCTAGCAAGAAAGAAAGACCGCAGTTTTATGCCCATTGATGAACGTGCAGATATTATCAGTCACTTGGGAATGGTTGGTGGTGTTGTGCGTTTTGATGATGAATTTGATGCTGATGGCAGTGCAAAAAACTTTATTGAAATGACATTGAAAAATTATCCTACTGCCAAGATAGTGTTTGCCAATGGTGGCGACAGAACAGACGCCAACATTCCAGAAATGGATATTCAGGATGAACGATTAAAGTTTGTGTTTGGAGTCGGCGGCGAAAACAAAAAGAATAGCAGTAGTTGGATTCTCAAAGAATGGCAAGCACCTAAAACAGAACGAGAGTGGGGACACTACCGTAACTTATACAAAGGTGATGGCTTTCAAGTTAAGGAACTGGTTATTGCTCCGCACAGTAAGTTAAGTATGCAGAGGCACAAACACCGCAGTGAAACTTGGAACTTGGTTAGCGGCAAAGCATATGTGTTAACAAGTACCAGCAACAGTGATCCTACTGACGGTGCAAGACGACAACTGCTTACTCCTCCGAACCCTGTGGATATTCCTCGTGGTGTATGGCATCAAGGTGTTAATGACAGCGACGAACCGGCACACATTGTTGAAGTGTGGAAAGGCTCAAGCGAACTGTTAGGAGAGGATGATATAGAACGATGGGATTAAAAGATCCAATAACAGTTTATATTGGCTGGGATAGTCGAGAACCTATTGCAGCTGAAGTGTGCCGTTACAGCATACTGAAGCATGCAAGTATTCCTGTAAACATACAGTTTCTCAAACAGGACAACCTGCGCATGCGTGGCTTTTACAGTCGAGATATTGATGCACTTGCCAGTACAGAGTTCACATTTACACGTTTCTTAGTGCCAGCACTGAATAACTACACCGGCACTGCTATCTTTATGGATAGCGACATGGTATTTCTTGAAGATATTGCCGAACTGTTGGAAGAAGTTGATACATCAAAAGCAGTAACCTGTGTGCAGCATGACTATACTCCTCCACCAGGAATAAAAATGGATGGCAAACAACAGTTAGCATATCCTCGAAAAAACTGGAGTTCCATGATAGTGTGGAACTGTGCGCACAAGAGCAATCGAGCAGTAACAGTTGACCTTGTTAACGATCCTGAAGTCACTGGTGCTTATCTGCATCGATTCAGCTGGCTCAAGGACAAAGAGATTGGCTTGCTAGGTCCACAGTGGAACTGGTTGGTAGGTTGGTACATTGAGGGCAGAGACGGCGAGCCAAAACTGCTACACTACACCGAAGGTGGTCCATGGTTTGACAACTGCAAAGACTGTGATTATGCTGAAACTTGGAATATGTATCACCGTGAATATCTTGAAAGCAAGCATAACCCCACATGCAATGTGCAGGATTTAGCACTACCAAACAATTTAAAAAACAACATACAAGAATTAATTCGCGCACACTATGATCCGTACAATATTTTCTACGACACTGACATACACACAGCAACCAAGCGTTTATCAACTACATACACAAAACCTGGAACAATTGGTATTATTGATGCAGGCGGCGAACCCAATCCAGATATGCCAGAAAAAACACGAGAGGAGTTAAAATTGGATGTAATATTAGAAAGTTTTTTGCTTGGCAGCAATGGAGTATTTGCAAACAGTAAAAACATTGATGACAATCCAGTATCAACACCTGTTGTGGTTAGAGGCATTGCCAAAAAGAAAGTGATGCATCGTTGTCTTGAACAAGGCAGAGACTTTTACTATATTGACACAGGATACTTTGGCAACCACAAACACAAAAACTATCATAGAATTACCAAAAATGCATTGCAATACAGTTTGCCGTTAAAACCTAATTGCCGAAGTGATAGATTTGAAGCAACTGACACAACCATTAATCATTGGACACCTGGCAAAAACATTTTGTTATGCCCGCCCAGTCAAAAAGCACTCAGTTACTGGGGAGTTGACTTACAGGAGTGGTTAGACAGCACCATTGCAGAAATCAAAAAATATACCGACCGCCCTATTGTGGTTAGAGAAAAACAAAGCCGCCACACTCGAGTCAATGTTGACACAATGGAAATGGCATTGTCAAATGATGTGCATGCCATGGTAACCTATAATAGTATTGCAGCCGTTGAAAGTTTGATTTTCGGCAAGCCAGTGTTTACCATGGGTCCTAACGCAGCAAACCCACTGGCTAATACTTCTCTTAGCAAAATTGAAAAGCCATATATGCCATCAATTCTGGAAGTTAAGCAATTGTGCAACAATCTAGCATACAATCAATTTACACCTAAAGAAATGCAAGACGGAACTGCATGGCGCATTCTTCAGGAGAACTACAGTCGATGAGCCAATGGGATTATGATGTTGTTGTTTACTTGAGCAGCTTGCCCAAGATTCGTAACCACAATATCAAAGTTCAAATTATGCGAGCATTTGCTGACGGCGCCAGACAGTGCGGTGCCCGTGTGTTAGTTGACGAAAACCTACGAGACCGCCAATTGCATCGTGCAAAACTGGCAGTGATTATTGGCTGGGTTGGCATGAACTATAGTGGTCCACACATCTATCACAGAGAAGCTATTATCAATCACCAACGTGCTATCGGCGGCAGAGTAATGAGCATCGACGGCAGTTGTTTTAAGTTTCACAACGAGCACGAAAACATGTGGCTGCGTTACAGTCTTGACAGTGTGTTTTACAACATAGGCGAGTATGCCAATGGCAACAGCAATCACAATCATTGGTATATGGTGCGTGGCAGTTTGGGTTTACAATTAAAGCCTTGGCGCAACTATGGTGATCACATTTTGATATGTTTGCAGCGCGATAACGGTTGGAATGCCAAGGGCTTTGATCAAATGGCCTGGATTCAAAAAACACTGAAAATTATACGCAGTCAAGTAGGTACCAATATCAAAATAAGACCACATCCAGGAACTGTAGACAAGCCTTGGGCAAGATTGATTGGTAGCCATAAAAATGTAGAAATTGTTGATAGTACACGGCGCACACTTCAACAAGATGTTAAAGGTGCAAGAGCCGCAGTGTTTTACAACAGTTCAAGCAGTGTGCTCAGTGTGCTTGAAGGTATACCTACATTTGTCAGTGAAGAAAGTGCAGTAACTTGGGATGTAGCCAATCACAATACAAGAAATATTGGCAATCCTCTAATGCCAGATAGAGAGCAGTGGTTGAACAATCTGTGCCAGGCACATTGGACTATTGCGCAAAGCCGCAATGGCGAAATCTATCGCCATTTTTTACCTCATTTACCAGCCTAGTATACAGTCGTTATTAACTTTGGCCAGCTCAATCATGCCCCAGCTTTCGAGCAGTTCGACTGCACCGTACTGTGTATCTTCGGTAATGCCTGTGTCCTTGTGCAATTTTTGTTCAACCACAATCACTGGCCTGTGTTTTTTAACAGTTTGTTCAGCACCTTCTAGTATTGTTAGCTCGTATCCTTCACAGTCAATTTTGATATAGTCAATACGATCGAATTCCAAAGTGTCCAGTCGCCACATTTCAATGTTGCCGGTGCCAATGGTGCTGTTGTCAACATGACTGTGCCCGGTATTGCCTTCTGTAACAATCATGTCAATGGTTGTGTTAACTGAGCCAAGTGCATAAGGACGTATGTCAATATTGCTAGCAGTAACATTTTTGATCAAGCAATTGCGAAAGTCTGCTACAGGTTCAAATGCAACTACGTTTCTAAAACGATTGCACAAGTCGCGGCTCCACAATCCTATGTTGGCACCAATATCTAGTGCTACTCCTGTATCTTTAACAAAACGCAAACTTTTGTTACGCACAGGTTCTTGGTACACTGGTTTAAAACCCTTGGATATATTCTTATCCAACATTCTTACAAAGTGTGTGTCTTGATCTGGAAACCACCAGCCGTGTTTTTCATACATTAAAAATCAACTTTCAAACCAATTCCAATGTTGTCGCTGGCTGCTTTGCCGTGTGCGATGGTAGTAAGGTATAAACTCCATTTATCCCAGGGCTCTTGCATATAACGTGCCATGTTGTAGTTTAACATGGTCCTAGCAACAAAATATCTATTAACATCTCCTCTGCTGGGAGTTCTGCCAAGTATTTTGTTTCTTTCCCAGTAGCCTTCATCATATCGGTCAGTTATGTTCAAACTGGTGCCCCAGTCTGCGGCAATTGCAATATTGCTAGCCACAAATGCTGTGCGTTTTTCAGTATCCCATTGGCTCCATGATGTGGCCTTTGGCAGTTCAAAACTGCTACAGCCCGAGAACAGTACGCCAATAAGGATGATCCCGATGAAGTTTAACTTCTTTTGCTTTGCTATGTCCACGATGTTTCCTATCACCTTTCATGTGGTCAAGATACTGACCAAGTTCGCTGTTGATAAATGGGTGTCCTGCTAGTCCTTTTGTGTCTGGTTCAGGATTGAGATCATAGAACACTGCACCTTTGTTGTCTCTGTAGTTTCTGCGCTGTACATCAAACAGGTAACTGTCATGCCACTCACGCTCATTGAACATGGTATCATTGATGTACATGCCGGCAAAGTCATTTACAAAGTCAATGCCCTGCGGATGACGTCTATTGTAGCCAACCCATCCACATTCTGAATGATATCTATCTGTGCGTCCTAAATGCGTAGCAATATATTGATCAGGACAAACTTTATCCAAAAACTCCACAGTCAGTGGACTGTGTGTCTGACTGTCGGCATCAAGCCAAATAATCCAGTCACTATCAATGTTGTTTACTGCATGATGCACAGCAAATACCTTGTAGCAGAATCTCACACCTTGCCATTTGAAGTGTTTTCTTTCACTCCACTCTCCAGTATTGTGCGGACCTTGCCCGCCGTGTGCTTCTGGATTGTTGGCATGTCGCTTAACAAAACGTTTACATTCTTTACTGGCATCTAGTAAATCAATGCAGCGCACATTGGGTTTGGAAATAACAGGTGTGCAATTTTCAGTGTACACAACCAAGTCTACAGAATCAGGCCAATGCTGTTCAAATGTGTTGATCATCCGCTGGCCGTATAATTCCAAGCCTTCCTGATGAAATGTGGTAACTACAGTATAACGTTTCATATGAGTATTTATAACAGTGATCATTAACTGCGCATATTACCCAGACCAGTGTGCTAAAAACAGCCCTACAGTACTGGAAGCATTCTTAAACAGCCTTAGAGTTGCTGGCATAAATCCTGTGGAAAACAGTTTAGACTGCGATGCTGTGGTTATATGGAGTGTACTGTGGAATGGTCGCATGCAAGCCAACAAAGCAGTATACGAACACTATCGCAGTCAAGGCAAGCCAGTTATTGTGATTGACGTTGGCGCACTCAAACGTGAAATTACTTGGAAAATATCTGTTAACAATATCAACAGTGACGGATACTACGGCCATCAACAAAATTTAGACTGGGATAGACCTGAACAACTTGAATTGCAACTGCATGATATGTCGCACAAACGCGAAGACATACTGCTAGCAATGCAACACAGAAAAAGCCTACAGTGGCACAACATGCCAGAACCAGTTGAGTGGGTCAAAAACACTGTAAACAAAATTAGGCAGTACACAGACCGGCACATTGTTATTCGACCACATCCACGCAGTCCAGTGTTTATTCCCAAGCATAGATTTGGTATGTTAAATCTAGACAATTGCAGTTTGGAAGAACCAATGCGAATCAATGACACATATGATCAATATGACATTGACTATGAATATCATTTAGTGGTAAATCATTGCAGCGGGCCGGGTATCAAAGCAGCCATTGACGGAGCAAATGTGCTAGTGGATAAAAGCAGTTTAGCATATCCAGTAAGCACACGACTAGAATACATTGAAAACCCTCCATTACAAGATAGAGAGCAGTGGTTTGTGGAAATATGTCACACAGAATACACTGTGGAAGAAATAGAACAGGGCCTATGGCTAAAAAGATTAAGCGACTCACTGGAGTAGATGACGTCATTGACTGTGCTTGTTTGATTCACGACACACTCTATGATTGGACATATGTTAACAGGCTGTATCGCAGTTTGTGTCGCAACCTTACGCCCACAGTCAGAATGCATGTATACACAGAAAGCACTCGTCATGTGCCAGCGCCATACATCAAGCATGATCTTGAAGAATGGGATGGGGTACGTGGACCTAAACGTTCGTGGTGGTACAAGGTGCAACTGTTCAATCCAGAACACTGTTTGAAAGACCAAGGTCAGATGTTGTATTTTGATCTTGACACAGTTATAGTGGGCAACATTGACTGGTTGTGGCAGGTAAACAGAGATAGATTCTGGGCAGCACGAGATTTCAAATACCTAATGAAAAGCAGCAAGTGGGCAATCAATAGCAGTGTGATGTGGTTTGATCCACGACAGTATCAGTATGTATATCGTGAGTTTGATCTCAAACAGATAGTTAACAATCCCCGTTGTCCATGGCATGGTGATCAGGATTATATTTGGGAAAAAGTCAAAGAACACGTTAGTTTTTATGACACTGGTAGAATATTGAGTTATCGCTGGCAAGTAATGGAAGGTGGATATGATTTTCGCTATAGGAAGCATCTTGATCCTGGTGCAGCCAGTATACTAGATAGTGCTGCCAGTGTATTAATATTCCATGGCAACCCCAAGCCACACGAAGTTAAAGATAATTTAATACAGCAACACTGGTGCTAAATACAATATAACAGCATTGTGTGGCCGCAGTTACACAATGTCACGATTATTTCCGGGTGTGTGCTACGCAATTGCGGCCTGCCTAACACTGCGGTAAGTTAAACATAAGACATAAAGGAAATAATTTTATGGCAACAAGAACAGTAAAAATGTGCGGACAACTTGTTAGCGATGCTGCTAGCATTACAATTTTGTGGGACGGCAATCAAGTGGTCAGCGGCGCAGTTACTCCAGTAAACGAACAAGACGACGGACACGCCGTTGTAGGCACTTGGACATTTGATGATGGTGGTCAAACAGACGATATTGTGGATCATACATTGAGTGTTAGTGTAACAAGTGGAATGGTCGAAGCTGGTCCGCTATGGTTTAGTACACCTGGTATTGATAGTGATGATCCAACACTGGGCAATGATGCAATCAGCGATGCTACTGACATTGCAGGTGCAGGATATTGGCGTCCAAACAACAGCTATCCATATGGTGATGGCGGAGACACAGACCTGCCTGATCGCGCAAATATCCTAATCAATGGGGTTGCACCAGCACTAGATCCCGGTCAAGAAACGACAGGTACTCCTGAAACTCCAACATGGACGGGCTGGCATTTTTGCCTAGCAGCAGGCGAAACATTAACTTGTACTGCAAGATGCCCGAAAGAATGGGTAGCGGTAGTAACTCCATAATAACAAAATAAAAATACACTAAAAGCACTCTTTGAGTGCTTTTTTTGTGGCCAAACTGTAGAAAACGGTTGACCTTTGATCTATATGTGTTATACTGTATGTACAGT